CCCGCGTCCTGGGCACGCTATTTGAAGGTGCTGCCCCCCGACGCCGATGGGAACCGTAAGGGGTTCGCCGTGGCCGCGGATACGGTGGCCGGGGGCGGTAACGGGGGATACCAGGCCATTCAGCTGGCGGTTAAGGCCGGAGGAAACCGGGTTCTGCTTTTGGGCCTGGATATGAAGCCGGGCGAGGACGGCGGCTCGCACTACCACGGTGATCATCCGGATAAGATCCGATCTGATTACGCGAACACGATGCTGCCCAACTTTCCGAGTCTCGCCGAGGCCCTTGAGAGGCGCGGGGTTGAGGTGATCAACTGCGCGCCGGGAAGCGCCCTGGACTGTTTTCCTAGGGCGTCGATCGAGGAGGCCTTGGGTGCATAAAATGGAATTGACGCAAATGACCTCTGAGAACGAGCGCTCGACCGAGCGCCGGTACGAACATGAGAAGTATATCCGGGCCTATCAGACCAACAGCTACGCCATGGGCCACGCGCGCATGTTGGAGGCGGTCACCGACCTGGTGAACCTGGGCACCCGGGGGTCCTATCTTGACGTGGGTTGCGGCCGGGGCGAGATGCTGGGCCACGCAAAGGCGATGGGCTTTGACCCGGTGCGGGGGGTCGAGGTGGTGCCGAACCTGATCGATGGAACGCGGGTGCTTCGGGGGGAGGTCCATGACCTGCCCTTTGTGGATTCGATGTTTGACGTCGTGACCATGTTCGACGTGATCGAGCACCTCCTTCCGGGGGACGACGAGCTGGCGTGTCACGAGCTGGCCCGGGTAGCCAGGCGTCACATCCTGCTTACGGCCAACAACAAGCCGTCGCAGCTGGCGATCGGTGAGGAGCTTCATATTAACCGGCGCCCTTATGACGAGTGGAATGCGTTATTTCATGGGTGGTTCGGTTCCGGGGTCACCCGACTTTGTTCGACCGATCAACGTCGGCGTCACGATTTCTCACCGACCTGGCGGGTGGATCTGATGACATGAGGGCGGCTCTTCATATCAATAACGCGCCGCACCAGCGGGCCCATGGCCTGTTGATCAAAGAGGGGTTGGAGCGGTGCGGTGTTCAGGTGGAGTATGCCGGGTTTGATGAGCCACGATTCTGTGACTTCGCGGTGGTCTGGGGCTTCAGGCAGCTTCGCGTAATCGCGGCGGCGCCGCAGACCCTGGTGATGGAGGCCGGTCACGTGGGAGATCGCGCCGCTCAGACGAGCCTGGGCTGGGACGGCCTGGGAGGTTATGGCCGGTACCCGTGGCCCCGGGACGGGGGTGAGCGCTGGCGACGGAACTTTCCGGATCAGCTGCGAGCCTGGCAGTGGGGTGGCCGGTACGCGCTGGTATGTGGCCAGGTACCGGGGGACGCGGCGGTAAGGGACGTGAGCATCACGGGCTGGTCGATGGAAACCTGCCGTGAGGTGGCCCGGGTTTGGGGCCAGCCCGTTCGATACCGGCCGCACCCGCTGACGGGGGCGTTGGGTTATCCCGCGGCGGAGCTCCCCGAAGGGGTGGAACTGTCCCCCGGGGGTGAGCTCGCCGAGGACCTGGCCGGGGCGATCGCCGCGGTGACCTACAGCTCGACATCCGGGGTGGAGGCGGCCCTGGCGGGGATACCCGTAATTGCCATGGATCGGGGCTCGATGGCCTGGGACGTGGCCTCACATGACCTTAAGGGAATTCTGGTTCGACCGGAGCGGGCGACCTGGGCCCACGCCCTGGCGTGGACGCAGTGGGAGGATGACGAGATCTCGAGCGGATTCGCCTGGGAGTATTTGGAACAAGGACTCAACGGACTAACCTAGAAAGAAGAAACCCCCATGAATGACATCGTAACCAAGGGCCCCTATCGGGGCCTTCGTTTTGCCAAGCGCCAGATTCAGTGCAGCCGCGGCAACAGCCGCATGCGCTGCGGCAAGTGCGGGCTCATGGACTTCGAGGTCCATGTGCGCCCGGCCTCGACCACCATCATAGGCCAGCAGACCTCGGCACAGATCGCCGAGCTGATCTGTCTCGGGTGCCTCAAGCCCTACAAGATCGACAACAAAGGTCTTCTCCAGGCGACCGGCAAGGTCGAGCCGACCAGCCTGGTCGATCCCGATTACGTGGCCCCGGACCCGACGGATGTCCGGGCCGAACAAGTGAGGAAAGCCAATGGATCATAATCGCATGGAAGGCCGCATTCAGCGGCTTCTCGACGCCCGTGCCAAGGCCGCGGCCTCTCTCAAGGCCTATCCGAAGCACCCGCGCGTGGCTACCTGGAAGCGCAAGATGGCGGCATACGACGTCAGCCTGGCGAACTTTCAGAAGTACGGCCAGGAGACGGCGCCCACGGGCAACCCCGTCGGCGTCAACATCGACGTGCCCAAGGGTACGTTCAAGATCACCGAACACGCGCCAGAGGGCTAAGGGCGTGGCTTTTGTTGCTCGGCCGCTTCAAGAGCGGTTCGAGCAAAAGTTCATGCCTGAGCCGATGTCGGGATGTTGGCTATGGACCGCTTGTGTAGATGCCGATGGGTATGGACAGATAGCTCTTGGCACACGCGGCAAGAAGCGTGAGCGGGCGCACCGGGTCGCTTGGGAGTTGTATCGTGGCCCAATTCCCGATGGCCTACAAGTTAATCATTCTTGCGACAATCCGTATTGCGTTAACCCCGACCACCTTCATCTCGGCACCAATGTTAGCAACAACGCCGAAAAGGTGGCGCGTGACCGCAGTACCTTCGGCGAAAAACACGGGGCCTCGAAGCTGATTGAAGCGGATGTCCTTGCCATCGTTCACGACCATCGTTCGCAAACAGTAATCGCGCGCGAATATAGAGTAAGCCAGGCGCAGATTTCCAATATTAAACGTGGCGCACAATGGAAGCGAACATTAACTAAAGTAAAGGAGAAGTACTGTGGCCGTCACTATTAACCGATACAATAAATGGGTCGAATACTTCGGCGACAACAGCGTCGATCTCGACAATGATCAGTTTTTCCACATGCTGATGAACGCGACGCACGTCTTCACGGCGACGCACACCATCCGCACGGACGTCTCGGCCAACCAGATCGCCGCCGGCAACGGCTACGTGCAAGCGGTCGGCGGCCTGACCGGTAAGGAGCTGGGCACCCCGACCTGGGTCGAATCCTCGGGCACCGTCACCTTCGACGCCGTCGATACCACCTGGACCGCCTCGGGCGGCTCCATCGGCCCGGCGGATGACTGCGTGCTGTTCGATGATACCTCATCGACGCCGGTGGACGCCCTGGCCTACTCGATCGACTTCGGTGGCTCAGAGACGGCGGGCGACGGCACCGATTTTAAAATCACGTGGAACGGATCGGGTATTTTTACTGTTTCATAACAATGGGTTAGGGTATACTGGCCCGCAAAGGAGACAGTAATGTCAGACGCCCAATTTCGTGAAATCCCGGGTGCCCCGGGCTACTTGCTGAACGCCCAGGGCGCGGTGCTGAGTGCCTATGCCGCAAGGGACGTGGTTGTCCTGTCTGAGGGCGAGATTATTGACCGCCCCGATGTCACGTTAGCAAAGCCCATGAAGCCGACTCTGCGCCCGGATGGTTACTACACGGTTCCTCTCCCGGGCGCGAACGGCAAGTGGCAGTATTTGCTCTTGCACCGGCTGATCTGTGAGGCCTTCCACGGGCCGGCGCCGAAGGCTGGGATGTATGCCTGCCACCGTGACGGTGATCGGTCGAACAATCATCCGTCCAATCTGTACTGGGGGACACCGCAGGACAACATGGCCGATGCTGTGCGTCACGGGCGCGTACTGAACGGTGAGGCACACCCGTTTTCAACACTGACCGATGAACAGGCAGAGGAAATCAGGCGCCTCTACGCGACCGGCGAATATTACCAGCGCGAGTTGGCGGAGAAGTTCGGCGTCAAACAGGGCAACATTTCACGGATTGTCCGCGCTCGCAGGCGCCGGGGCAATGGCGGGCCAATCACAAAGGTTGGCTCTGGCCCGCGCCGTCTCGGCTCAGTCGAGCGAGCGGTATCTTCACCGTGAGCTGATGATGGTGCCGTATGCCCATCCTTGATGGCTCACTTGCCGATCATTACCACCGCCAGGACCGCATCTTCGTCACTCGGCGGCTGATCGACGGGCTTCCCGCTGTTGAGCGGGCGGAGTGGTTCCAGGCGCCGAAGGTCTATCTCCATCACCATCGTCGGGCCTATGAGCTAATCAATGTTCCCATCGGTCGAGCAAGGCGGCTCGTCCAGGAACTCAGCCTAACCCCATCCCATAACGTCCTACTCGTCGGCGCGGCCTTCGGCTGGGAGGCCGAGGCGCTGATAGGCTTGGGCATCCCGGTGACGTGCATGGATTCCTCGTCCTGGATTCATGCCGTCAAGGGGACGGGCGAGGCGGGCGAGATCGAGGCGGCGCTGGATTTGGCGGGTGTCACCAGCGGTCACGCCCTGCGTCAGTCTTTCCTCGGCAAGCTAGTCGCCGGCCCACGAGCCACCGAAACCATCCTTGAGGAAGATGGACTCTCCAGGGGCTCGCGCCAGCGCATACGGAACAAGGGCACCTTTACCCATATCGTCACCAGTAGCGTCCTGCCGTGGCTGCACGATGATGAGGCAGTGAACCTCTCCGATGCCCTGCGCCAGATCAACGTCGCTTCCCAGATCGTCCATTACGTCCAATTCTATAAGGATGCTGCGGCGGCGAAGCCCGAACCGGCCCCGTTCCTGAATTGGAAGCGGATCGTCGGGACGGAGCCGGTAGTGGATCGACTGACGGATCAGGCTTGGTACACCACAAACTCGTGGCCGACGCTGTTGCCTAACGATACCTTCATAGGTGTGTGATGGCGCTGCCGGTTACGATTGATAGCACGAACAATCCTGATGTTGGCGAACAGAATTCATATCACGGTCCTTTTAAAAGTTCTGGTGGTAATTTTTATACTATTTTGCCAGGAGGAGCTGCCAATTCTAGCGCAAGGTGTTATAAGGCAACCGACCCGACAAGCAGTTTTACAGAACAGGACATCACGAACAGACCTATCCTCGCTAATATATCGAGTTTTAACGCATTAAGTTGGTGGGTGTTTCAAGATGGAGACAGCCTGCATCTTGTGGGTCAATCTGCCTCCAATGATGTCTACTATGCTCGTTTCGATATGTCCTCGGACACTTGGGTCGAAGTCGATATCGGCGACAGAGACATCCTCGTTGACACCACAGGTGGAACCCAAACCGCCCGTGCAGTCACCATAGGCGTCCGCTCCACCGCCGGGGACATCATCACCACCTACCAGGGCGACAGCGACATGGTGGCGGGGACGGAGTATGAGCGCATCGACTGGAACAAGTCCACCGCCGCTTCCAACGGCGCCGCCTGGGCCGGGCCGGTCAGCATCGACAACGGCGGGGAGATCGACTGGACCGGCTGCGTCATCGTGCCGGGGTCGTCCGACCGGATGCACGTGTTTTTCAAGGATTTAACTAATTCTGATGGGTATCAACGGACGATTCGGGCCGATGACAGTCTGGAAACATTCCCAAGTTCTTTTGACGCAGTAATCGGCGGCACAGGTTTCCAATATGCTTTTGGTGCCGGAGCATCTTATGACGATGCTGGAACACAACGAGTCAGATGTCCGTATAGAGATATCACCCTCGGGTCAGTCGCAAAATTGGATAGCAGCGACACACCTACGTTATCTGTAGATGCAGGAATAACCGCCAACGCGATTGATGGAATTAATCTCGGCACAGTGATCGCGCTGGCCGTTGACATCAAAAATCTTCAATTATTATACGGTGACCAAGTTTCAGACGACCTCTTCCGCGACACCAACGACGACGACGCCGGATGGGGAGTCGATACGCTCGAATGGGTCGGGACGTTTAACCACATATCGCCGAATCGTTATGACCGTTCCGGCATTAAGATCGGCCTCATCGTCGATGACGGCGGCACGGTCAAGTACAACGAGATAAGTCTTGGCGGCGCCGGCGTTACTATCGCCGTGCCGCTCGCCACCCTGAGCGTGGCCAATCAGGTTCCCGTCGTCGCCTCCGGCAAGAACATTGCCGTGCCAGTGAACGCCGTGAGTGTCGCCAATCAGGCGCCCCAGGTGGGCACCAGCGCGCTGGTTAGCGTGCCGCTCGATGGTATCACCGAGGCCGGACAAGTCCCGGCGGTGGCTTCCGGCGGCGGCGGTGTCGCGCCGGCAGACGCGGTGTCGATCGCCGATCAGGTGCCAGCGGTGGCGTCGGGCAAGAACGTTAAGCCGCCGGCCGGTGCGATCACCCTGGCCGATCTCGTGCCGGCTGTCGGCTCATCGGTGCTGGTGCTGCCGCCAGCGGATGCCATCGGCATCACCGATCCGGTGCCTCGTGTCGGCACCAGCGTTGCCGTCGCCGCGCCGTCCGATCCTATTTCCATCGCCGATCTGGTGCCGCAGGTTCTGACTGATGTGCTCCTTTTGCCGCCGGTCGATGCGCTGAGCTTGAGCAATCTGGTTCCCCAAGTCGGCACCTCCGCCCTGGTGCTGCCGCCCGCGGACGCGGTGAGCATCGCCGATCAGGCGCCCGCCGTGGCGGCGGGGGCGTCGGTCGCACCATCCGTGGACTCGATTTCAGTTGCCGATCAGGTGCCGGCGGTGGGGACCAGCGTCCTCGTTATCGTGCCCCTGGACGCTATCTCCTTGGCCAACCTGGTGCCTGAGATTATGACCGGGGTCGCCGTGCTGCCGCCCGTTGATGCGGTGGGTGTGATCGATTTTGTACCCGTGATTACCGCCGGTGGGATCATCATCGTTGTTCCGCTAAACGTGATTTCACACACGGATTTCGTGCCGGTCGTGGCGTCGGGTAAGAACATCAAGCCGCCGGTAAACGGCATCAACCTCAATAATCTTGTGCCGGCCGTGGGCACGGGCGTCCGGGTGCTGCCGCCCGTAGACGGGCTCAGTCTTGTCAACCTCGTGCCGGCGATCGCGTCGGGTAAGAGCGTGGCGGTGCCGCTTGATGCCCTGAGCGTGGGCGATCTTCTGCCCGCGGTCGGGACTGGTGTTTTGTTGATCGTGCCGCTTGACGCGATCACGGAAACGGGATTTGTCCCGGTGGTCGGTACGGGTGTCCGGGTACGGCCTCCCGTAGATGGCACCAACCTCAATAATCTGGTGCCGGCCGTGGGAACGGGTGTCCGGGTACTGCCGCCCGTAGACGGTATCAACCTCAATAATCTGGTGCCGGTCGTGGGTACGGGCGCCCTGGTACTGCCGCCCGTGGATGCGGTGAGCGTGGCTGATTTAATCCCGGCCATGGCGACCGGAGCCGCGGTGATAGTACCGTTGGATGCTCTTACCGTGACGGGGTTGCTTCCGATTATCGCGGCCACCTTCATTTTGACCCCTGATCAGCGAGATTTCGCGGTGGGCCCGGGAGGGCGGTCACTTGTGGTAGGGCCGGGGGGTCGGTTGCTTGTGAAGATATCGGGGCGAGCCGGTTTTAAGGTTAAAACCTAAGATGGAGTGATAAGGTGGGACGCTTTCAGGTACAAGATCCGGCTGACACGTTGGACTGGTCGAATGACTGGACGGACTTCCTGGCCGGCGGTGACAGCATCTCCTCGAGGCTGTGGACCATCGACCCGGATACGAGCCCGTCATTGCTGACCGGCGCCACGAGCGCCGCCGTGAAGGTGGCGGGTCTTACCGCGGGTACGGTCTACGTCTTATCGGAGGCGATCACGACGGTTAATGGGATCGTCGGTGAACGGTCTATCGTAATTAGGTGTGAGGAGCTATGACCCTAACCCTGATAACGGCCCCGGTTGGTTTGGTCTTCACCCTGGCGGAGGTGAAGGCGCACCTGCGGGTGGAAGATACGGCGAATGACGAGGACGCGCTTATCTTATCTTTGATGCGGGTCGTTCAAGCGCACCTCGATGGTTGTGACGCGTGGCTGGGCCGGGCGCTGCTCACCCAGACCTGGGACCTCGTTCTTGATCGGTTCCCGGGTCACCGAACCCGGGCGGGTGGTTATACCGGTTCGGGCTTCGCGGCGGACGCGATCCGGGTGCCGCTGCCCCCGTTGGTTAGCGTGACCTCCGTTAAGTACACCGATACGGACGGGGTCGAGCAGACCTGGGGGACGTCAAACTATACGGTGGATATTAACAGTCAACCGGGTCGGATCGTTCCGGCTTACGGGGAGATCTGGCCGTCTACCCGGGGTGAGATCAACGCGGTAACGGTGCGGCTCGTGGCGGGTTATGGTGATCGTAATGCGGTGCCGATGGATATCAAGCACGGGATGTTGCTTATGATTGGCCACCTGTACGAGCATCGTGAGGAGGTGATCGTCGGGACTATCGTGGCCAAGATGCCGATGGCGGCCGATGCGTTGCTGGGACCCTATCAGGTCTGGGATGAGGGCTGATGCGAGCGGGTGAACTCGATCGCCGTATCGTGATCCAAACGGCGACCGTGGCCCCGGACGCGGCGGGCCAGTTGATCGAGACCTGGGTCGATCTGGCTACGGTCTGGGCCAAGCGTAAGGACCTCAAGGGACAGGAGCGGTTCGCGGCACAGCAGCGCCTGGCGACCCGAACTACGGTCTACCGGATCAGGTGGCGTAGTGGGTTGGGTGAGAAGCTGCAGGTGCTGGATGAGGGCTCGATCTATGAGGTTGTGGGGGTCGCCGGGGAGCGACGCCAGGGCTGGGCGGAGCTCTCGTGCGCGGCCCGCGATCCGGCCGTAACCGGGAGTAGTTGATCGTGCTAGAGTTCGCCATCAACTCCAAGGGACTGGAACGGGCCCTGAAACGGTTGCCGAAGGCCATGGGTAAGTCGGTGCTCCGGGCCGCGGCTAAAAAGGCCCTGAGGCCCGTGCTAACGGCGGCACAGGCCAACGCACCCGTGGGGCGGACCGGACGCTATAAGAAAAGTTTCGCAATCAAGAGCACCCTTTCCAAGCGGCAGCGCCGGGGGCGGGCGAAGCTAAGCCGGGGCGGGGTGGTCATGTACGTGGGCTCGACGGATTCGAAGGCGCACCTGTTGGAGTTCGGGACGTTTAAGATGCGGGCGCGACCTACGTTGAGACCGGCCTGGGACGCGAACAAGCACCGGGTCCTGGCGGTACTTGGCGATGAGCTCTGGTTCGCCTTGGCGCGGGCGGCTCGTCGTTTGGCGAAGCGGGCCGAGGCGGGCAAGCTGAGTTCCAAGCAGATCCGGGGGCTACGATGAGCATCGCGGCCGATATCGTGGCCTTCCTGCTGGCCGATTCGACGTTGGGCGGGTTGATCGGGACCCGGCTCTATCCCCTGAAGCTCCCGCAGAATCCGACCGTACCGGCGATAACCTATCAGTGGGTTAGTGGCCAACGGGCCCACGCGGCGGACGGGGCCGTCGGTTTGGCCAGCCCGCGGGTGCAGTTCGACTGTTGGGCCCGGACCTACCTCGAGGTCGAGGCGATGCTTGAGGCGCTCCGGAAACGCCTGGATGGGTTTCAGGGCACGGTGGGTAGCAGCCCGGGCAGCTGGATACAGGGGGCCTTTTTTGAGACGGAGCGCGATGACTATGATGATGAGGTTCGCCTATACCGGCGCTCGGTGGATTTTTTCGTATGGTACGAGGAAGCCATAACCTAACCAGAGTGAGAGGAACACAAGATGACGACAGCGGTAAAGATTGGTTTAGGCGTCGAGTTCGCGGTCGGTGACGGCGCGAGCCCGGAGGTGTTCACCAAGGTGGCGGAGGTGCTCAGCGTGGGCGGTCCGTCCCTATCACGGGATACCCCCGAGGCCACCCACACGGATTCGACGGCCGGCTACAAGGAGTTTATCGCCGGGATGAAGGACGGCGGTGAGGTGACCGTTAACATGAACTTCTTGCCGGCGGATGTCTCGCAAGACCTCTCGACAGGTTTGCTGGGTGACTTCGGCACGGACACGCTGATCAACTACAAGATCACCTTCCCGTATTCGCCGACGGTGGCCTGGACCTTCGCCGGGTTCATCACGGGCTTCGAGCCCGACGTACCGATCGAGGATCGGATGACGGCGTCGGTGACGTTCAAGGTCTCCGGTCAGCCGACCCTGGCGTAACGGAGCTCCGTTTAGAATTTAGAAAGGGTTAAGATGGATAACGAACCTCGTGGCGAGGTGAGCCTGAAGCTCGACGGTAAGGCTCGCACGCTGGTTTTTGATTGGGACGCCCTGGCCCGGCTCAAGACCGAGCTGGGCTCCGATTTTGACGTCAAGATAGGTCAGGCCGGGTATGACTTCGATCTTGACGTATTGGCCCTGGCGCTTGCTATCGGGCTCAGGCGTCACTGGCCCGAGGTCACGCCGGAGATGGTGAAGGTGGCGGGACCGTCCCTGGTTGAGGTGATCGACAAGTTGCGGCAGGCTTTGAACCTGGCCTTTTATGGTAGCAAGGAGGCGCCGATATCCACGGTAAACCCTCCGAATCGCCAGGCCAGGCGGGCAAGCTCATCGAAGAAGGCCAAAAAGCGGCGTACCGCGCGGGCCTGACCCCCGTCGAGTTCTGGGTCCTGACCCCCTATGAGTGTCAACTATTCTGTGAGCAACGGGTGGCGGCCGAAACGGCCGGTTATCGCCGTGCCCTGTGGGCGGCCTGGCACGTGGCGGCGTTCTCACGACAGAAATGGTTGCCTAACCTGGCCCGGATCATGCGCAAGCTAGATGATCGTGCCCCTGAGAAAGACACCCCTGAGAAGCTGCTTACGGCGATTGAGATGATCAACGTCGCCTTTGGCGGAAAGGACCTCAGGAAGAAAACTTAGAGCGCCGTCTGAATTCACCGAGGCGCTGGATAGAGAATGAACATTTCATCGTTCAAATATCCATAGTTGCCCATGCAAGCAACAAATTCGTTGTCCGGCCGTGATCCGCATTTGGAGCGGGCTTCCGAATATCCGCCTGGCGGATGTAGCGATGGATCGTAGGAGAGTCCTCCCACTTCGGTACAGGCGCCCGAAAGTGCGATGATCAACAGGATTGTGATGGTCCGCATGACTGCCTCGATCTGGGGGGGTGATGTCAACCGTCAGCGTTAGCCCGCCTTGTCAGAGTCCCGAAGATTATATGTGCCGGGTGTATCGGGGAATACAAGAGCCTTTTGGCGAATACTCGAGCGGCGTGTTGAATTGCTTTAACCGGAGGGTAGAAAATTGGCCGAGCCAATAGGCAGTCTAAGAGCTGAGCTGGGTCTCGCGATAGCGAGGTTCGAGCAGGACATGGGACGGGCCGTCAAGGCCGTGCGCCGTGGGTCCGCTCGTATGCGTCGTGCCTTCGCTCGTGCCCGAACGAGCGCGGTGAGGTTCGCTAAATCCTTGATTAGTTTGCGCTCGGCGGCGGTGGCCGCGGCGGGTATCGGGGGGCTTTTCTTTTTGGTTAAGCGCTCCATCGATGCGGCGGATACGATCGCAAAGGTCGCCAGGGCAACCAGCCTCTCCGCCGAGGCGCTGCAGGAGTTTCGTTTTGCCGCTCGTCGCGGGGGAATCGAGATCGAGAAAACCGATAAGGCCCTGCTGTTCTTTATCAAGAACATGGCGGAGCTGCGGACCCGAACCTCATCCGAGATGGGGCTGGCCCTGCAGGAGTTCAATCCCGGCCTCGTTGAGATGCTGAAGAACACGAAAAACCAGGAGGAGGCCCTTCGGCTCCTGGCGGATGCGATCCAGGACACGGATTCAGCTCTTGAAAAAACGGCGATAGCCCGGGCCGCGTTCGGGCGATCGGGGGCCCTGTTCGTAACGACGCTTAACGAGGGGTCCGCCGGTCTTGACCGGATGGCCCGGAAGGCCCGGACGCTGGGGGCGGTCCTGAGTAACGAGATAATCGCCCGGTCCGAGGTGGCGGCCGATGAGCTGGGTGATATGGCGGACGCGCTACGCATCGCCGGTATCGCGGCGGCCCTGCAGCTTATGCCGGCGATGCGCGACCTGGCCCGGATGATGACCAGCCCGGATTTCATAAGCGGCTTGAAGAACCTGAGTACGCTGGTTCTTGATGCGACCGAGTTCTTCGTGAAGTTTCACCCCGAGATCCTGGCGGTAGCTGCGGCGATCTTGGTGGCGTCGACGGCCCTGAAACTCGGTGGTAAGAAGGGGGTGCAGCTGGCCCTCATCTTGGGACCCCTAGCCGGGTTACTAACCGTCCTGACCCTACGGCTGCGTGAAACCACCGATGAAACGAAGGGCCTGAACGTCGCCCAAACGGAGCAGTTGAGCCTGGCCGAGCGCCTTGAGGCGGAGGTCCGTAAAGGACTGGACGCGGAGAAGGCGCGGGTGGCCCTGATCAAGCAGGTACAGAAAGCGATACAGGTCGAGATCGACACGACCAGTCGTCAGCTTGATCAACTGGGCACGAGTAGGGCCGAGTGGAAGCGCCTAACGGCCCTTCGTAAGGCGTACGAGGTAGCCCAAAAACTTGGCCTAGTCCTGACCGAAGAGGAGATCGCCCAGTTGGTCAAGGAGGCGCGGCAGGTTAAGGTGCTGGCGGAGCGGGTTGAGGAACTGACCGCGCAGAAAAAGAAAGATGAGGAGGCCACGAAGGAGGGAACGCGAGCGGCCGATGAGCTGGGTGTCGCTTTTAGCTCGGCGTTTGAGGACGCGATTCTGAGGGGTGAAAAGCTGAGCAATGTATTGAACTCTTTACTTGAGGATATTGCTCGGATCGCATTTCAAGAGACGATTACGCGGCCTTTTACCGGTTTCCTTCGTGATCTTTTTAGTGGTTTCATGGGCTTTCGCCACGGGGGGCAGTTTACGGTGGGCGGCTCCGGCGGGGCCGATTCTCAGATGGTGGCCTTTAAGGCCACACCGGGTGAGACCGTAACCGTGGGTACCCCGGGGGCCCAGGTATCCACCTCGCCCGTGATGGTTCGAAGTGAGGTCGAGGTGAACGTGTTCGCGCCCCCGGGCACCGAGGTACAGACCCGTGAGAGCGCCATACAGGGCGCGCGGCGACTTGACATCCTTTTAGATGAGCAGATGGCTAAAAGTATCGTCCCGGGTACCCGCACGTTCCGGGCGATCCAGGGTGCCTTTGCCGGTATGACCCCGAGCCTGGTTGGTCGTTGATGGTTGCCTGGCCCGCCACCTTACCTCAGTCGCCGTACCTGAAGGTGACCGAAACGCGTCAATCCGCGACGCTGCGGTCGGCGATGGACGCCGGGCCGCCGAAGGTGCGCAGGCGCTTCACGGCCGCGGTGCGTCACATCGATGTGGTTATGTTTTTAACCGGACCTCAGAAAACCACCTTTGATACCTTTTTCAACACGACGATCAGTGAGGGGGCCGTGTCCTTTGACTGGACGGACCCGATAAGCGGCGGCACGGTGAGTATGCGCTTTCGTGAGCCGCCGGCGTGGACCCAGGTTCGAGCTGGAACCGTGGCGAATAAGCTGTGGCAGGCCGTATTCGCACTTGAGATATTGCCGTGACCATCAGCGCGGCCTTTAAGCGTGACGTCTATGACCCGGAGGCGGGTGAGGCTTTCCTGGTGCTGTTGACGATTGATCATACCGATATTAGTCCACCGATTCGGGTGGTCAACAACACCGTGAACGTGACCTCCCGAGGTGACGAGTTTATCGCCTTTCCGTTTGATATCGAGCTGCCCCGTGATGACGCCGAGGCGCCACCGCGGGCGAGGCTGACGATTGATAATGTGACCCGGGAGATCGCCCAGTCGATTCGCCTGATTACCTCAGCGCCTACGGTCCTGATCGAGGTGATCCGGGCCTCCGCGCCCGATACGGTGGAGGTTAGCTTCCCGGTGTTTTTTCTTCGGGACGTGAAGTGGGACATGCTGAAGGTCTCGGGGGAGCTCGTGGTCGAGGACCTGATGACGGAGCCCTTTCCCGCGGGCCAGTTTACACCGGCACATTTCCCCGGCCTCTTCTAATAATGAAGAGCTTGCCCCCCTGGGCGCGCGCCTATATCGGGGTACCCTTCTTGGATAAGGGGCGTACGCGCGAGGGCTGTGACTGCTGGGGCCTGGCCCGCTTGATCTGGGCCGAGCAGTTCTCTCTGTTTATACCGTCCTTTTTGGACGCCTATGAGGAGGCGCACGACGGGGTGACGACGGCCCGGGCCATCGCCACCTATGGGCTCAATGATCCGGTCTGGCGGAAAATTACGGAAGGCCAGGAGAGGTTGGGGGACGGGGTACACCTGCTAGGTTATTACAAGATAGACGGACGGTGGGAGAGGGCCGAGATGCACATGGGAATCGTTCTGGCGCCGGGTGTGCTGATTCACGTCGAGCACGGGATCGACGCGAGCCTGATGAACTACCGGGAGAAGCTGGCCGGGGCCCACCGAGTGCTCGGATTTTATCGTCATGAGGAGTTGGCGCGGTGACCGAGACCGCCCTGGCGCTAGATCCGACCGGTAAGGTGCGGGTCGTCGCGGCACCGCATCCGTTCAAGACCGAGATCGTGGATCTGTGGGTGCCGGAGGGTCGCACGATCACGGAGATCCTGGAAATAGTCCAGCCCGATCCGGTGCTCATGGCCTACGCGTACGTGTTCATCGGTGATGACATGGTCCCGCGTGAGTTCTGGCCGCAGGTTCGTCCTAAGGCGGGGGTGGTGATAACGATCCGCGTGGTACCGGCCGGCGGTGGAGGTGGCAAGAACCCGCTGCGGACCATCATGATGATAGCCGTGTTCGCCGCGGGCTTCGTCCTGGGTCCGATGTTGGGTGCGGGGATCTTCGCTAACCTACCCCTGATCGGTGGGCTTCCCCTCGGTATGTCCTTTGGGTTGGCCTCGACGCTATCCGGTGTAATCGGTTCGGCGATCGTCAGTATCGCGGGCCGGATGCTGGTTAACCTGATCGCGCCGGCGACCTCGTCATCAACCGGACAGCTTTCGGCGGGGGGCTCGGTTAGGGATAGCCCGACCCTCTTTATCGAGGCGGCTCGGAACCTGCCGCGACCATTCGGGATCGTACCGGTGGTGCTGGGGAAACATCGTTTCGTGCCACCGCTCGGCGCCCAGAGCTTCACGGAGGTCGTGGGTGACAACCAGTTTTTACGGATGCTGGTGATCTGGGGTTATGGTCCGCTTAAGATCGAGAACATCAAGATAGGTGAGACCCCGATCGCGGACTTCGATGGCGTGCAGATTGAGACCAACGAGGGGCGCGTCGGAGATCCGGCTTTTACCTTGTTCCCGGATAGCGTCAACCAACAGGATCTATCGGTTGCCTTAACCTCGGCGGGGTCTTGGCAGCAGCGAACGAGCGCGGGAAACGCGGATGAGCTGAGCGTGGATATCACCTTTCCGCGGGGTCTGGTGAACTTTGACGATCGGGGTAAGCGTCGAAATCAAACGGTCGTGGTTGAGATGCAGTATCGTAAGGTGGGGGACACGCCCTGGTTAACCCCGACCTTTACGGCGAAAACCGTATCGAGTTCTTGGGTGTCCGGGTACACGATTACGTTTACTCATAACCGGACCTCCGCGGTTCGCCACGGGTTCAGGTGGTCCGTGGCTACCCGGGCCGCGTATGAGATAAGGCTGCGACGAACCACCACGGATAATACCGATTCAAGTATCTTCGATCTAACTTTTTGGTCGGCGCTGCGCGTAATCACCGATGAAGATCCGTTAAACTTTCCTCATCCCCTGGCGGCTACGGCCCTGGTGATCAAGGCCACCGATCAACTTAACCGATCGGTTGACGAGTTGACGGCCGAGCTGAGCTCCTACGTGCTGGACTGGAACGGGGCTAGTTGGGCGGAGGCGGTGAGCTCGAATCCGGCTTCGTTATATCGGCACGTATTACAGAGCAAGGCCCTGACCGAGCCGCTGGCGAACGCGCGGATAGACCTGGCTGCGCTAGAAGATTGGCACGACTTTAATGTGGCGAATAATTTTGAGTTTAATATGGTGCGCGACTTTCAAGCCTCCGCGTGGTCAACCCTGGCCGATGTGGCCGTGGCGGGACGGGCCTCACCGACCCAGGTGGACGGGAAGTGGTCGGTTACGGTTGATGAAGAACAGACGGTTCCGGTGCAGCACTTTACCCCCCGAAACTCATGGGGGTTTGAGGCCGAGAAAATGTTCGTCGACCTGCCGCACGGGTTCCGGGTTAGGTTTACCAACCGTGAGGAGGACTGGCGCCAGGATGAGCGCCGGGTCTACGATGATGGTTTTACCGAGGCGAACGCGACCAGGTTCGAGCAGCTGAATGCCTTCGGGATAACGGACCCGGATCACGTCTGGAAGTTCGGGCGATTCAACATAGCCCAGTTGCGGCTGCGGCCGGAACAGTGGACCCTTAACGTTGATATAGAGCACCTGGTGGCGCGCCGGGGAAGCCTGGTGATGATCACCCATGACGTGCTGTTGGTGGGCCTGGCCTCAGGTCGAATTAAGGCGTTGCAAACGGACGCGGCCAGCCCGCCGAACGTAACCGGGATGACGGTTGACGAGACGCTGTCGATGAGCGCGCCTAAGACCTATGGGGTTTCTATCCGAACCATCAATGACGCCGAGCTAACCCGGCAGGTCGTGACCAACCCGGGTGACCAGACCACGGTGGTCTTTACGGACGTAATCGCGGACGCGGACGCACCGGTGGTGGGAGATCTATTTGGATTTGGCGAACTTGGCCTAGAGACGATCGAGGGTTTGGTACTGAGCGTTGAACCTCAAACGGACCTGGCGGCCCGGTTAACCGTGGTCCCGCATTCACCTGGCGTATATCAGGCGGACACGGGCGAGATCCCGGCTTATGTTACCAAGCTGACGCCGCTTCCCACGATCCCGACCGTGGTGATACTCGAGATCCGGTCAGATGAAAGCGTGTTAGAGTTGGGCTCGGGCTTGACGTTGCTGCCTCGGATCGCGATTAGGGTTGATCCAATCAATCAGGTTGACCTGGTTCTGGAGGTGCAGATTCGGGCGACCGGTACCGGTGAGCCCTACGTACCCGCGACCTGGTTGAACCGGACGGATGGCGAGATCCTCTTGGGAAATATCGCGGAGGGGGCCACCTATGACCTGAGGGTACGTTGGAATAGTCCCCCCAGTGCGCTGCGACCCGGGGCTTGGGTGGAGCGGCCCGGTTACAGCGTCGTGGGCCAGACGACCCCGCCCGGGGGCCTGCAGAACCTGAACATCTCGGCGTTCGGTGGTTCGGTAATCTTGAGATGGGACCCGTTGCCGGAGCTGGACGTGCGCTTCGGGGGTGAGGTCAGGTTTAGGCACTCCCCGGAGGCCGATGCGGCCTCGGCCGAGTGGCAAAACTCGACGTCTATCGGAACCGCCGCGCCGGGGGCGGATCTAAGCATTCAGCTACCATTAAAACCGGGCACCTATCTCGGGCGGGTCTTTGACCGGGGCGCCCGGCCCTCGACCACGATCGCGAAGATTGATACCAAGCAGGCCTCGGTGCTGACCTTTGCGAACGTAGATTCGGTGACCGAGGACCCTCTCTTCGCCGGAACACACACCGGAACGGTCGCAACCGACGGTTTTTTGCAGCTTCTCGCGGTGGGGTTGGTCGATGATATTCCCGATATCGACCTGATGACGGGTTGGCTGGATTCTTACGGGGGGATCGGAACGACCGGTACCTATGATTTTGGTCAAAATATCGATCTGACCACGGTCAAGAGGGTCCGCCTGACCTCGCATATCAAGGCGTTTAGCGCTCCCGTCTTAGATAACTTTGATGATCGGGCGGGGAACGTCGATGACTGGGAGGACTGGGATGGAACCGTTCAGGCCGAGACGGACGCCCGGGTCTGGGTGCGGCATACCGATGATGATCCGGCGGGCTCACCGACGTGGTCGGCTTGGAACATCTTGGATAGCGCGGAATTTGAGGCGCGGGGATTTGATTTTAAGGTGATCTTTACGAGCCGAGATCCGGCTTACAATATGAAGATCGATGAGCTATCCGTAACCGTGGAGGACGTACCGTGATTCAAATCGCTAAACTTGACAAGGACGGTCGCCTGGTTGGGTACAAGCAGGTGAAGAAAGCCGCCGCGGATCACGTGGTGGTGCCGACGGGTTGTGATCTTCCCGTTGATGGGAGTTATCGCTGGGACGGGAAGGCCTTTATCCCCCGGGGCCACGGCTACGGTAAGCCGCCGCGACCGCCGGTGGCCTCGGACTACGCGGTATTCTTGATGATGCGGGCCCTCCTGGAGGGTAAGTCGCTCCCGGCCGAGTGCCAGGACTACGTGACCTGGTATGAGGCGGCCCTGGCCAAGCGCAACGAGGAGCTGACGCGTTAGATGTGCTTCCATGTGCGGCGCCTGACGATCATGGAAACCGTTGCTTGATCAATTCTATATCGTCGGGCGATGACGCGCTGCGAGGTTCCTTCGTTGGCGAGAACACGGATTTGCACGACATCGGCGGCCTTCAATTTGGAACGAGGATTGCGCTCGCCGCGTTTGCTCGAAGCTAGAATTTCTCCACGGGCCTCCCGGCCCTTGGCCACGCAATCGTCTCTGTTAACGCGCGCATTGCCGAGAAAGAGATGATCTGGATTGCAGCAGCGACGGCTGTCGCAATGATGGAGTACCCATTGCCCGTCCGGGATAGGGCCGTGAGCGAGTTCATAAGCAAGGCGGTGAGTTAATATTATTCGTCCGCCGATGCCCACCAAGCCATAGCCATTGGTGATTAGGCTGCCAGTCCATTCAATGCAGCCATTCGCCATCCGACGAAGTTTGCGCCGTAACATATTTTCTGGCGTTCCTAGGAAAAGGTGGCCCGGCTTCACGCAGGATGGGTTGCCGCAGCGATGGAGCAACCTGATCTTCGCCGGGATCACGGCTCCTGTTAGCCTGAAAGTATAGTGGTGGGCGGGAAGGTTTCGCCCATCGTCACCACGATAAACGCCATGCCCTTGCGGGGTTGTCGCGCCAAGCCAGAGCCAACAGGCATTGGTGAAATCAACCTTGCTACGAAAGCGTTCGGGTATGTCCACGTTTGTCATTCTATAGGAGTATGAGTCATCTCGCAAGTTGATTACAACGTCGCGAACGCCGATGGCGCCACGGTTCGGGCGGACATCAACGCCATGCTGGACGCGATCGCGACGAACAACTCCGGGGGATCGGAGCCCACCGTTAAGTTCGCAAATATGTGGTGGTACGACACGGCATCCAACGATCTAAAGCAGCGCAACGAGGCCAACACGGCTTGGGTGCTGGCCGCGCGTAAGGACCCGTCGACGGCCTGGACGCCCTATCGTCAGGGCACCCTTATAGGAACGGCGGCGACCAAGGGCTCGGCCAGCGAAGCCGCGGAGGGGGTCGCCGAGATCGCCACCCAGGCCGAGACGGACGCCGGTGCGAATGATACCCGGTTTATCACCCCCTTGAAGTTGGAAAACAAACCGCCGACCGGTTTCGCGGCCGGTACCCGGATGCTGTTCCAGCAGACGGCGGCCCCGACCGGCTGGACAAAGGAATCGGTACATAATAATAAGGCGATCCGGCTGCAGACCGGCGCCGTGACGAGTGGGGGCTCGGTTAACTTCTCCACCGTTTTTGGCACCGGCAAGACGACCGCCAGCCATACGCTGATAACCGCGGAACTCGCGTCCCATGCCCATCTTGAAAAAGTAGTAAACGCCACCGGTGGCGGGACGACGATGCCAGAAAAGCAGACTACCGGATCGACATCACAGAACTCCGCACTTAATACCGCTAGTGCCGGTAGCGGCAGCGGTCACACCCACAACCTAAGCAACCTCGACCTGCGATTCCTCGATTGTATCATCGCCATTAAGAACTAAGGACCTTCGTCATGAACGAGAGCGATACCTTTTGCCATCCTGACACGTCGGATTGTCCGTACACGGGCTTCAAGGAAACATGCGTAGCCCACCGCGACAGGTGCGGCAAGTGGGTCAAGCTGTGTGCCGGTAAGAACGCGGTGACCGATGAACCGATCTACCAGTGGGCTTGTGAGGATTCCTGGCGGGCGGTCCTGGCGATCGAACAGGTGGCGGCCGTCGAGGCCCTGGATGCCGCCGTGGGGGAGCTTCGTAAGGAGCTGACGGAGAGGGAGACGGCCCTGATACAGCTCAACCTTGAACAGCTCAAGGCGCTAAACAACATGGGGTTGATCTTGCAGCGTATGGCGGATGAGATGACCCGGCACAACGACGGTTTGATCGCGCTTGGACATGCCCGGCTCGCGGGCGATGGGGAGATTATCCATGGCTAGAATTACGATCGTTCCCGACGATAACATCGTGATCGTTGATGGCGAGGCGCGTCAGGTTAGCATGGTCGGTATCGATCCTAAGATCCACGCCGTCCAGTGGTTCGGTGCCGCGGGGGAGATCGAGTATAACGACGGCCGGGCCCATGCGCCGATCACGAGTATCACGCCGTTTCAGATATTCATCACCCGTTGGAATGACGCCGAGCCGGCGCCACCGACCCTCGCTCAGTTGAAAGTTGTCAAGGGTGAAGAATTCAAAGCTGAGGCCGTAATCCGGGTGGCCATCCAGGTGCCCGACTGGGATAGCATCGAGGCGATCAAGACCGTGGCGGGTATGTGGGTTTCACACCTGGCCGGGAACGCCACGGTGGCGCAGCTCAAGGCCAAGGATATCTACCTGTATATTCGTAATACCGTGCCGCCTAAGATTATGGCGATTACGACCGAGGCGAATCTCGCCGCTGTTGACCCCACCTCCGACGATCCCTTCGGTGATGGGACCAGCTGGCCGGTTTAATTATAAGGCAACGAGGAGCTAGCACGATGAGCCAGGTTGATTACGTGGTTGCGAACGCCGATGGTGCCACGTTTCGGGCGGACATCAACGCCCAGCTGGACGCAATCGCGACGAACAACTCGGGGGCCGCGGAGCCCACCGTTAAGTTCGCGCTCATGTGGTGGTACGACACGGCCCTCAACAAGCTGATGCAGCGCAACGAGGCCAACACGGCCTGGTTGACGCGGTTCACGGATTGATCTTCAACCGCACTGACGGATAGGAGACCCCGCCATGTGGAAACATTCGCGCCCTTTTTAATGACGGCCGCTTCGGCGGCCCTTTTTATTGCAATGATTGCCGCAAGCCCGGCGCTGGCTGATGTTATTTGCAACCCGCGTGCGGAGTTGGTCGAACATCTCAAGGAAAAGTACGACGAACAGCCGGCGGCGTTCGGCCTTAACAATGACGGCCGGCTACTGGAGTTGTTCGCTACGCCTGACCGCAAGACCTGGACCCTGCTCATTACCGACGAGAGCGGAATATCTTGCGTCGTCACCAGCGGCAAGAATTGGCAGAAGACGTCGCCGAAACTGCTGAAACCGATGGGGTTGCCAGTATGAAAAACGGCGTTTACGCCAAGATTCTCGCCGGCTTGCTCGTCCTGTTGCTGGGCAGTGCCACCATCGGCGGCTTCAAGCTGACCGCTCAGGTGGCGGCCATAGGCTCGCAGGTCAATGCGTTGCGGGAAGACTTCAAGGAATTCAAGGTGCGGCTGATCTATGTCGAGCGGGCGGTGCGCGATGGCCGCTGAATACCAAATCTACGACCACTGGCGGGACGTGCCGAAGGACAAGTGGCCGTGGCCCAATTTCACGCCGTTCGAGATGCGTTGCAGGGGCACCGACCGGTTGATCGTCGTCCCGGCCTTCATGGACCGGCTACAGGGATTGCGGACGCTGCTCGGCAAGCCGCTCCTGGTGTCCTCCGCTTACCGCGATCCGTCCTATAATGCCAAGGTCAGCAGCACCGGGCGCATGGGGCCACACACCACAGGTCGCGCCATCGATTTGCTGGTCTATGGCGAGCGTGCCTATCACGTTGCCGGGTCCGCCTACGCCGCCGGGTTCACCGGCATCGGGCTGCGCCAGGAGGGGGCTTTCAACCACCGCTTTATCCATCTCGATGATCTCGACACGGTGCTGAATGCCCATCGCCCGACCGTCTGGACGTACACCTAATGCGGCCTCTCACCGCCGCCTTGATCTTGCTGAGGCTCTAGCGATGGCCAAGCCCTACACGGTTTACAAAAACGACCTCCACGTTAACTGGATTTTCACTACGCCGGCGAGGATCCAGGAGGAGGCCCAGAAACACAGAGACACTCTCAAAGTAGACCCCAAAACCGTCCGCGCCCTTTGGTACAAGGTCGCCGGCATGCACATCATTATGACGACGCACCCGCCGGAGGAGCCGAAGAAAAAATGGACCGTGGAATATTGGACTTGGATACGCGAGCGCGCCAGATGGTTCCACTGGGTTCTACATGAGTATTCCCATGCGCTGCGCGACAGCGCGACACAC